TAATGATACGGCGACCACCGAGATCTACACAGAGTAGATCGTCGGCAGCGTCAGATGTGTATAAGAGACAGAATATGCTGTGCTCTTAATTGCCAACCAGGAGATATTATTGAGTATGTCCCTGCTACCAATTCTGAACAATAAGAAGCTATTTATAGCTATATCAAACTGAACAAAATGGAAAACTATTTGATAGTTTTAAGTAGATTTATTTGGAATATTACTGTCTGCCGGTCCTGCCTGCCCGCATGACTTCCAGGGCAAATGTGAACTCTGCCATAAATCCCTGTTTCTGCGAGAGACCGGCAAGGTGCAGGCACTCCGTAAAGAGAACGTCCTGCATCCTGTCACTGTTCGGCAGCAGGCTCTCTATCATTCCCATAAGGTTGTCAGCCGCCTCATTCGTTTCCTCTGTGTCAATGTTCTCCCTTTCCTCGATGTATCCGTTGTAGATGATTTCAACAGGTTCCATGCTCCATCTGCTCCTTTCTCTTGCGGTCTGCCCTGCTGATGTGCTATAATCAGCAGTGACCGGTTCATATGGTGTGTTCTTGGTTACTGCCCCTGTCGGAGTGGCTGCTCCGGCAAGGGGTTTTTATTATGCTACTGTGAATCTCCGACTGCTGCTCGGCTTCGTGTACTGGCTGTACACATCCGGAAGAGCTGCTTTCAGCGCCTTGCTGTCCAAGCGGTTGCTAATGACTTCCTTCCAACGGGCGATCCGTCCGAATGCAGAGATTTCATCAACCCCCTTTTCCTCCATATCCGCCTTGATCTCATTCCTGATTGCCTCGACCTGCTCCTCAAGGACTTTCTGCTGCGCTGCAATTGCGTCCAGCTTCTCGATACGGTTCTTTAACATTCTTTCTGTCATGGTGTGTTCTCCTTTCATTCGGTCATGCCCCGGCAGGTTTTAAGCATCTAGCGGCTTATGCGGCATCTCAATCTCCCTTATCCTGTTTCCCGGTGTTATGTGATATTCTTGGTTTCCCTTTCGGTACTTTCGTCTATCTTCGCTTTTGTCTGTTTTACTTTTGATTATTTTATTTCTATATCTTGAATTTTATAATCATTTATGGTATATTATCATTAGAATTAAAGATAGGAGGTGTATTCATGGCAGTTAATAACAAAGTTAGAGCTATGCTCAATATTGCAGAAAAGAAACCTTCCGACCTTGATAATTGTCTTGGTATTTCTGTACAAGCGGTCAGAAATAAATTTAGTCGGGATAGTTTTTCAGTGAGTGACTTAATAAAAATAAGTGACTCTTTGGGTTGGGAAATGCTTTTCAAGTCCCCAACTGGTCAAACCGTTGTTCTTTCCTTGGATGATTTAAAAAATCCTGCTGCCGAAGCTGCAGGCGAGCCAATCAACGGTTACATTAAAAAAACCATTGATGACCGTATGGAGCGGGAGACCATTTCTGCTGCCGGGCATCCAACACCGTCCAACCGGGAGCATGAGGCAATGGCGACGGGATCTCCGGAGCCACCACCTAAAAAGCTAGAGAAACATTACAAGTCATTCACGGAGGCGGATGCCCGGCGGATTGATCTGCCGGAGCTACTGAAAAATGTCAAATATCAAATTGACATTGCAGACACATTCGGCATGGATGCGCTCACTGCCCTAATGGAGAAGGCAAGACGGCAGACAGCAGAAGCCGAAGATCAGCAAGGAGGCGACGCCATTGGATAATCTTCTACTTGATGAACATCCTCTACTGGTCATGCCAAAGCTGGCTAAGCTGATCGGACTGAATGAATCCATTGTACTACAACAGATTCATTATTGGCTCATAGGGAAAGAACAACGGCGGCAGGATTACATTGATGGTCACTATTGGGTGTATAACACATATGAGCAATGGCAGGAGCAGTTCCCGTTCTGGTCTATTATGACTATCCGCCGCACTTTTACCAAATTGGAAAACATGAATCTATTAATTGTTGGCAATTATAATATAGCCGGTTTCGATAAAACAAAATGGTATTCTATTGACTATGCAAAGCTGAATAACCTTGTTTCCCCGTCTGTTCAAAATGAACACATCGTCTGTTCAAATTGGTACGATGGAAGCGTTCAAAATGAACAGACCAATACCATAGACTACCCAGAGACTACTACAGAGAAATTAAAGGTATTAAAGGGTGCGGAACTGAAACAGTCCCACACAATAACCACAACACCATTTGACTGGTCCATACTGGAAAAGCAGATTATCAAATCATGTCATAAGCTTGGTATCCAGGATTGTTCCGCTTACGTTGAAATTATCCAATACTATTATTCAGCATATATGTCAATTTTCCATAAGGAACACCCTCGCTTATCTACAAAAGCTATGGATAGTGTAATATCTGCTCTTCAATCTGGTTCTGACATGGTTGATGATATTGATCCAGAGATATATGCCGCTTTAATAGAACAGCATTTCAAAACCCAATATAATAACTGTGATTATAATATCTGCCATTTTATGACCGAAAGCATACGCAATAACCGCTTTTATGAAACATGCTATTAAATACTGCTACCAATTGTCCGACACTTGTCCGCAATCCGTTGTCAGTTGACGGCAAGCGCAGCGGATGAATACAAAAAATCCAACCGCATACAATAACCAAGAAAGGAAGTGTTACTTTGCCATTAGATAAATCTTCCGATGAATCAATCAAACAAAGTATATGTGACTATATTGCAAAGGCTGATATTTTCTACAGCACACATCCAACCACCGCAAATAAATGGTGTCTTGGAATTTGTGCAGAATCCCCTAATATTGCTGCGCAACTGGAAACTTATTTGTCTCACATCATCAAAGACCGAACAGTCATAACATATTCAAACAAAGCAGCCTTACAATGGTGCAACGGAAAGTATAATGTTGTTGTTGTAACGCAATATACAGAAAAGGATATTGCATCATTGAAAGTAGCTCTTCTATGCAAATAAAATTTATGAAAGGAAGTGTTCACCATGAGTTACAAGGAGCTTGCCCACAGCCTTATAGATCAAATACCAGAAAGCAAAATGTACTATATCGTTACTTATCTGCAGGGGGCAGCAGTCCCAGAGGAAGTACCCAATACCGAAACACTGGAAGCATTTGCCGAAACAGATGAAATGATCCGGACTGGCGGCGGGCAACATTTCAAGGGCAGTGCAGAAGAATTCTTTGCAATGCTTGATGAGGAGGAATAATATGCTAGAGATAAATGCAACCTCCAAATTCAAAAAGGACAGAAAGCGGTGCATAAAACGCGGATATGACATGAACCTACTGAACAATGTCGTAAATACCTTATGCATCCCGAAGCCGTTACCGCCCGGAAACAAAGACCATTTACTCATTGGCAATTATTCAGGACGAAGGGAATGCCATATTACCCCAAATTGGTTGCTTATATACCGCATAGAGGGTAATGCACTCTATCTCGACAGAACCGGCACACATACGGATCTATTCGGGTTATAGCAAAAAGAAAAGGCATGTGCTCCCTGCATATGCCTTTCAATCTGCCTATGTAATTAAATTCTCATTCTTCTCTTGTATCCATCCTACAGTTCTGACTAAAATTACTTACTTGTACATCTTCCATTTTCTTAATCTGTGCACTGATATATGTCCTCAATACAATCTTGACATGAATTTCATTAAATCTTAAAGCTCTCATACGAAATATAATACCCAAAAAGCAACTAACTATAAAAGAAAACACAAATCGTAATACCTCAATATCTGTGGCATTAATCCTTGATCCAAAATAAAAAACAATAGTAGTCACTCCAATTAACATATAAAAGCAAAAGAGACTCCGACACATTCCGTATAAAGATTTAAAAATCTCTGCTTTTGTTGATTTCTGCCATACATTTAAAAGTTCAAGACAATATCTGTAAAAATAACGAGAATGCTCATCTTCAATAGCCCCAGATATTCCCATAACATCCCTCAATAACTTTTCACATACACCCTTTTCATATTGTTTAAGTATATTGTTAGTAGGCAAAAGATAAATATATGATGGATCCTTTTCTTTATACAGGAATCTTTTTAAAACACCATGCCCTAATTCTTGCAAAATTGTTCCCAATAAATAGCTACATACCAACATAATTAACCAATTATTTAAATTTCCAAGACCCGTTCCCAAGCTAATCCCCAAATAAGAAAGCCAAATCTTAATACTAACACATCCAATAATCCCAGGAATCAATACTCCCCATAAGTCATATATTCCTAATCTATCCAAAATTTTATCCATAGCATTGTCTCCTTTTTGTTGCAATATATTGTTTTCTATAATAGCAAAGACCAGAATGAACATCATTCTCCTATGCCCTCTAATTTGCCCCAGATTCCTCTTTTCCCCTCTCAACGATAAAATAATCATCTAAACCATTTTCAATCCAAATTGACGGCAATCTGAAAGCCGCAGGACATATCTTACTGCCCATCTTCATTTTCTTCTTTCGACTGCATACGATTATCTATCAAAACACATTCTATAATATGCTTATACATATCATCATGCTTATCCTCACCCATTTTATCAGCCAGTCGAATTGCTGTCAGATATTTCTCCGTTGTCCCTAATCTCTGATGATATATGTTTAGCTGCTTAATTGCATGTCTATAAAGCCAGAAAAACAACCCAGAAATCACTTCAACTATTGTCCCTGATATAGTGGTTAACAACAATGCATCTTCTCCAGATATAACAAATACTGCAATACCCGCAATGTAAACAATAAACCCTAAAAAGCAGACTATCAGAGAAGCAGAAAACGCATTTGTTGCCTGTCTTTTACTGATTATATAATACTCTCTTAATTCACGAACATTTTTTAGCATTAAGTCAATTACATCATCACTTTTGAATGTATCACCTATAATTTTATCCGCATCCTCTTGAATTTCTTTTGCCTCTTGCTGATTCTGATTTTTATCAAAAATAGTTTTAAAGATTACCAAGGTTAGAGATGCCCCAACAGATGTCATGATACCAGTAAATATATTCAATATTTCAAACATCATAATTTTTCACCTCCCACAACACTTCTTGTACTTTAATCCCGATTGGCAAGGACAAGGGTCATTCCTGCCGGCTTTCTGGTTCAGCATCCCCACGATTGCCTCCCTCCGTTCCTTTAGGGGCAGCAGTCGGCGCGTAGCTCCGAAAGCGGAATTTCCGTTCCCGGTGCATAACTGCACATGACCGCATCTATCTTATTGCCGAGATCGACCAATTCAGCAGCCAGTGGTGAGTCGGTAAGAGCAAGCCTCACATTTCCTATGCTCTGTCCAGAATACACCATGCTATCATCACACAAGAATAATATCTGCCTCTCCTCATTATCATGAGGTGTAATATCTATCAGTTCCCCTTCCAGACTTCGCCACACAGAATGAGCCTCTGCCTCTACAAGAATATTCGCCCATTGCCATATTGCCCACCCATTGACCTGCTGCCCTCCATTCTCCATAACCATACGCCCCACATTGGGAAAGCATTCACTTGGCAAGCTCCATTCCTGCGCTGCGACAGGAACATATTCTGGTACCGCATCCGGCACTATCCCGCTGCACAATTCCATAATCTTATCCGTCACTCTGACCGGAGTTGTTTCTCTCTTCATGGCACATTCCCCCTTTTCTCTCTGCCTCTCATTATACAACTTGAGGTAATGTCAAACAATACTTTTCCCCGACAGTAGCTTTTTCCCTTCTACAATTCTCCTATTTTGCCCATACTGCCTCTTTATGGTGCTCAATGATAAAATATCGCCTTTGCTCATAAATCGTCAAAACAAAGCCCCTGCGTGTGCCACAGACTACCCTCAGACTTTTGCAACGTTGCAATCGTTTGTGTTATTTCGTGGAAATGGGAACGCTCGGTTATTTCCAGTGCAATGCAGCAGGAGCAATGTCCCAAAAACAGAAAGCTCACAAGAACTGTCCCCTATTCGTTTTTCCAATCGTAGGAACTGCAACGTTGCAAATAATCGTATTTGTTTTGTGCTTCGTGGGAAAGCGAACGTTCGCTTTATTTTCTGTCTTGTGGCAGCAGCCGAAAAACTTCACAGGACAGCTAATTTTCAAGGTTTCCTGCTCATTCGTTTGTTTTCATAAAAACTGCAACGTTGCATTTGTTTTGTTTTTGTTTTTCCTGAAAGCGAACGTTCCCTATTCGTTTTTTGTTTTTCCAAAAAGCAAAACATTCCGATAAATGCTCCATATCCTCTTTACCAACATGGTACTGCTTGTCCTTTCCATCATAACTCACCTCGTTTCCCTGCAAAAAACCACGTAAATCCAAACTTTTCTTTATCACTGACTTCTTTTCTCTTGCAATTTTTTTAACTGAACTATATATTTATTATAATACATCTATTTACTCCAATAGTCTATTGACATTTCAACTATATTTACATCAATAGATTTTTCTGTTATAATTTGGGATAGTAGGAACAATATATTTATAATTTATCATCCTTACTAAAATATATAAAAGAAAGAGAGTGTCAGTATGCCAGAAGATAGCAAAGTTAGCAAAGCACAACAAAAGGCAGTTAATAAATACGTCAAAAATAACTATGACCGAATCAATGTAACTTTCCCAAAAGGTCAAAAGGAAAAATTGAAAGAACACACTAAAAAATAAAACGAAAGTGTAAACTCCTTTATTATTCGCTCTGTGTCGGAAACTATGGCACGTGACAATGCCAAATCGCCATTACCTTCCACTCCGAATGAATTGGAACGAAAGCAAAATGCATCTGCTACTAATGAGCCAGAACTTATAGAGGCAGCAGATGTCAAAGAAGATATACCAAAACTTGATACTCTTACGGAAACCGACCAATTAACTGAAAAACGGTACAAATTATTTACAGAAGCAGAGGCAAAGCTAATTAATCTGTCAGAACTCCTGACAAATGTTCGATATCAGATAGATATTGCGGAGACTTTTGGTATGGAGGTACTGCGTACTCTTATGGAGCGTGCAAGGCAGTAGGAACAGGAAAACAGCGCTTCTGATTGAAATTCCTAACAGGCAGCAGAAGAATCTTCCAAAATAAGCATTGTTCTACTGCCTGTTCTGTCCCTGATTGCCTCTCTAATTTCGCCATATTTGCCTTTTATTCTCATTCATGGTAAATTTATCATCTAAATATATTTCAAAACAATTTAGAGGTAATCCGAAAGCCACAAGCTATGTTTCCTCTGCTGCCTATATAATATATTTTTGCAGATCATATCCAGGCATCATGTATCCTATCAAAGATACCATAAAAAATTTATAACGAATATTGAAAATCAAAGATACCTATGCTATAATGCCAATAAAGAAAGGGCATCTGCTGGTAACAGACACCCTTTGGAACTACCGATAGACGGTTAGCCCGATATTATGAATTGCTAAAGAAATAGCCGCTCAGTTTTCTCAGGACCAAGGCGGCTATTTCTGTGTCTTTCCATGATGAAATCCTATTGTATATCCAATTCCGAAACAGGTACCGCATAATGCCAGCACCGATATCAGGCTTTCTATAGTCAGCATAACACACGCCCTCCTTTCCCAGATTCCCTTATGGGTTTCTATGTAATCGGAGGGTCACAGTCCCTCCGGAGAGGGCTAACCGCCTACCATCTTGGTAGCACCTATAGTATTCTATCACGTTTTCACTGGAGTTTCAACAAATTCCATCAAAAATCATTCCTGCAAAGAGTAGTATTGAATATCATTTTTATGATTTCTTCCATCATTTATTGAGTTTTTGACGGAAGAAACGGGATTTCTGTCAACAGAAATTGCTTTTTTGCTAACAGAAACCTCATTACTATCTACAATCATACATTTGTTTTGTTTCCCTAAAAAACAAATCGCTTGGATATTCGTTTTGCAATCGTAAGGAAAATCATCCCTTTCATCTTTCTACATCCTACCAACTCCTGATCATCATACTATAATACCCTTATAAACCAGCAAAGAGACCGCAACGTTGCAATCATTTTCCTTCTGTTGGAAATGCAACGTTGCAAACATTCCATTCGTTTTTTGTTTCGTGAACAAACAAGTGCTTGCTTTGATTCTAGCAGATAGCAGCGGCTATAAAGCCCTCAAAACAGCGGTATTGCAGGACTTTCGCTCTCTTTCGTTCGCCTGTTTATTTTGAATGATGAAAGATTGCAACGTTGCATTTGATTTGTTCGTTTCCTTAAAAATATAAAGCAATTATAAAATTGTTGCAGGTTTTTCTTGAAGCTCCCCTAAAAATTTATTCACAAAATACTGTTGACCCTTCCCAGTCACAAGCACTGTTTTTGTTATCCGAATACTCCCATCTGGATTCGTTACAGTTCTCTCCCTTATCTCAAACAGCTTCCGTTCCATGCTCCGCTGTGTTGGCATATTATAGTCGGTTCCTTTTCTGCTGATTAGATATTCCTCTTTTCGCAACTGTTTAAATAAACGTTTTTCACCAGTTTCATAACCATTCTGCTTTAAAATTTTTGCCAACTCTCCAATCAAGATGGAAGTCTTACTTGCTGTAACAGCATCTGCAAAAATTGTCTTTGGCTTGTCCTGCTCCATTTTTTGTTGCTGCTGTCGAATAATTCTATCACGTTCCGCAATTTTCCTCTGTGCTACTAAGACTGCCTTTTCTAGTAATTCATCATCAGATAACTTCTCTTGTCCCACTATGTAACCACCATTCCTACGGATAGATGGAATGATTTCGTCAGCTACCTTTGCTTGGAATTTCTCCGCTGTTTCATTCTTAGCTTTCATGGCAAGACGGTAAAAGATATTTTCTGGGATAAAATCATCATGCACACTTGTGTGTACACCTAAATCTTTCAAATATCCCTCAACTCTATTCCACATAACAACTTCATTCCCACTAGTAGCAGTTCTTGTAAACCCTAATCCTCTTGCAACTGTTTCCAGTTTCAAATAAACTACTCCTTCTTTTTCATAGCATTCTATACCACTAACATTTAAAATTTTAAATTTTTTCATTCTGATTACCTCACTTTCAAATAATTTATATTTTTAATTTTCTTTTCTTATCATGCTTCAAAATAGCTATGTAATGATATTATTCTTTTCGATTCTGATCAGAAGGTGCTAAAATTTTAGCACCTTGAAAATCCTCATTTTCCACAGCATCAATATCATTGAATCTGTTTCTCGCCCAATCATAATACTTGCTTTTAACCTCTAATATGCATGAAGTTCCAAACCATAAACTACCTTCTATACTTTCCATGCCAAATCGTCTGTAAAAGATTTGACAAGCATGAGGTAGCCGCTTTCGGTAATAAGGGTTACTTTTTCAAGAACGCCGCCTTGCGGTCTTTCAATACCAAGCGTCCGAATTTCGGACATTTCAGCATTGTGAACTACTCACCGTCTAAAGCTAGTGAGATTGCGGTAACCATTATTTCAAAATCCTCTTATTCGTTCTATATCAAACTTACACACCAACTTGCTTACTATTTTGCGTACTATCTTGCACACCAACTTGCGTACTATCTTGCACACCAACTTGCTTACTATCTTGCACACTATCTTGCGTACTATTTGACATAAGAACGTTTGTTTGAACACTATCTTGTGTACTATTTTGCTTACTATTTAACATAGTCAACTTTGAAGCCTTACACAGCTAAAGTTATAAGTATATGACTAATCATCAAACAGCATAACCGCCAGTCTTCTTTCATTTTCCCGGATATCCCCATAAATCGTACTTTCACAGCACCCATATTCTCTGGCAATAACAACAGGCGGAACACCAGCAAGGCATTTTTCTAATATCTCTGCTTTCCTGATATCGGTATCAATACGAATATGCTCATCCTTACAATATCCAGAATATGCCTCTACTGCTTCAGTCAGCTGTTCCATAATTCGTATGGTGATCCGCCTTCCCTGTTCCACCGTTGCCTGTTCCCTTTTGCCCGTGAAGAGAGGTAAAACATAATTCCCAACCATGGAAGAAAAAAGCCTGTTGCCGTCTACCAGCATCTGAACCGCATTCTCCCTATCCTGTGGCGGTTGTCCAACTGCAGACACCCCCATACAAAGCGCCAGCATTTCATCAAAGCACTTGTTGACATAATGGAATACCGTTTCCTTGACTACCCCCAGTTTTGAGGCTATTGCCCTGCTACCAACTGGAACCTCCAGCATATACCGATAGACAAAAGCGTTATATCTGTTCTTTGCGTGTTCGTCATGGCAGCAGGAAACATATTCCTGATACTCTTTGAGAAGCCTTTTCAATGCCTCTACATTTCTGCCATCACGATAGCCAGCAAAGGAATTTTTCAGCGCCCTCCTGCAGCTTTGCACATCTTCCGGCTTAATGCCCTGGAACATGGTAGCAGGATCAGGAAGCAGCTTGTCGCTTCTGCTCTCTTGATATTGTCTCACAAAATAATCATAAAAATAGGTCATCCTCTATCATCTCCCTTAAAGCAGAAATTCACTGCCCATATTGTCAATTTCCTCCATATTCACATAGTCACTCAGGCGCCGGGGATCTACATGGTAACCTTCCCACATGAAGCTCTCCAGCGTTTCCCTGTGTTTTGAATGGAGTATCTTATAAAAACCTTTCTTTATACGTTCATCAACCGCCTGCCTACTGCACTCAAATATTTCAGCGGTCTTGGTGTAATTGTTCCGCTGGTAATAAGCACATTTTATCATCAAGACAGTTTTATTATCCAGAAGAGAAAGCGCTGCCTCCAATTCTTTATGCAGCTCTTTTTGATATTCGCTGCTTCCGACCAGTTCCTCAATCTTTTCATCCGTTGAAAGCATATCAAGAAGGCTGGTATCTCCATCCCCTGATATATATTCGTCAAGACTTCGGATACTCATGTTCAATATCGTTTTTTCCAAATGGCAGAAGGCACGAGCCGAAATGTGCAGAGCCTTTTGTATTTCTTTCGGATCTGGTTCTCTATGAAATTCTTCTCTGTATTCCTGTTTAAATGCAGCCATCTTTCTCATTCTCGTTTTAAGGTATTCCGGAATATGTACACTGGACGTATTGCAGCCATTATATCTGAATATCGCTGCTTTTATATGATTTTCTGCATAGGTTGTAAACTTTGCTCCGCTTTCTGCTCGGTATCTTCCAGCAGCAGATATCAGACCAATAAATCCCTGCTGCATAAAGTCCTCTAAGTCCTCCTTGCAACAATTACCTATATATTTTTTGATGATCCATTGAACAAACCTCTTATTCTTCTTCCAGAGCTTTTCCTGATTGGCAGTCACATGGACTCCTCTTTGTATCTGCTGCACGATTTCTTCATTTGACATACTAAGGCATCTCCTTTACAATGGAATTATGAGTATCCATAATAAAAGAAACACCTTTTGAAAGCCTCTCTGTTGCAGCAGTCGGGCTTTTCCTATGATTTTACGTCTATCCAGAGAACAATCAAAAAACATTCTCTGTCACTTTCTTGTCAATCTGTGAATCATATCCTTTCGTGCAATGCCTGCATTACTTTCCTCTCGCCTATTCTTATCGCCTTGCCTGCTTGTATCTTTTTTACTAGAACTATCTGCATCCAAACAAGCAAAATAGATATCTTTTGCAGCAGCATAAGCAGCGTTTATATAAGTCTGATCCTTCCCATCCAGATTTATTTTTGGACTAATGGCTTTGATAATACGTTTTCTGCCTTCACTAACAGAAAGGGTCTCTATCCCATCTAAATGAAGCCTGTCTGCCATTTTACAAAGATCCAGTCTATCTATGAACTTACGTTCTATCATACCACTATTTCGGATCTGCCGCGCATTTACTTTATTTTCATCTTTGTGTTTAGAATTTCTCTTATTATTTGCCTGTTCCTTCTTTGTTGCCCATCTGCAGTTGGATGGCTCATAATTTCCTTTGGGATCAATACGATCTAATGTCAGAGAATCCCTATAACCATGCGATACTGCCCAATCATGGAAATTTTCAAAACTCTCCTTCCATTCCTTACATACCCGAACTCCCTTAGCTCCATACGCTTTATACTTCAGCTTATTTTTATTATAACATCTTGCCTTCATGTTCTCCCAGATAGAATATAGCCTTGTGTCTGTCTTCTTTTTACCTGAATCAACCCGCATATTTTTATCGTTCATCTTCTAACTTCCTTTCCTCCTTTTTCTATTCCTCCACTGTCAAATAAACCTCTATTATTTTTTATAAACTATCACTGTCTGCTAAATAATAAAGATATGGTAAACTTTATATAAAGTGTATGATTTTTGCCACATTAAAAAGTGAGTAAATTTACATACGCTTGTATGACTTTTGCCACATTAAAAACAGTGATTTTGTATTTAATGTGGCAAATTCACCACATTAGAGCCATGTCTAATGTAGCAAAAATCATACAAGGGTTTCAATTTTAACTGCTGCCAACCCATGTCCTCCATTCTCCCACAAATTGGTATATGGAACGCGTATGGTTTCCTCTACCTTTGCTAACAGTCTTTATAAACCCATGTTCTTCTATGGCTTTAATATCTCCATAAAGCTGTTTACGACTTCCGCTGGCATATAATCCATATTTAACCGCTATTGCCAAATTAAAATAAAATTTATCATCTCCTTGCAATTCTTCTATATCTGGATGATCTTTTCCTGGTTTCCTTTTGCCGTAATACTGTGCTTTCATATATATGTACAATAACCTCTGATTCTTGGTTAAATCCTGAAAGGCAGCAGAATTCAGCATACTTTCATATATATTGGCACTGGTATCATTTGCTTTACCCATGCTTTCAAAGGATTTTGGAACATATGGCTTTTTACGTTTTCCCATGCTTCCCTGCCTTTCATCCTTCCTTGGAATTTTCCTCTTCTATATTCTGTTACTCCAAGAAATAGCATCCTACATTTTATGCTTCACTGTGTTCATCACACCAACGGTCAAACTTCGCCCGGTCCACCAGTACCCTATTCCCACATCTGAATAAAGAACCCGTTGTATTTGCAAGTTCTCTTGCAGTACAAATACCAACACTTGCATAAATACTAAACTCATTCATATCCAGAAGTCTTTTATCTGATAAAGTAATGATAGTATCTGCCTTCTTTCTTGCTTTTGAATACGTTTCTGCCATCTGTAAAACCTCCTAATTTTAATAAATACTTTTATTTTTGTTGTCTTTGTAACAATTTATAAACCTGTATAGATATTATAACACATTGTCCTTTTTCCCTTTTCAGCATTAAAACGGAACGATATAGAATATACTTTTAAAACTATATGGAAACAGAGTAATGAGCAACATATTTTAATACGAATCAGCACATCCCCTTGTCAAGTGCCTTTTTTTATTTTTTTCAAATTTTCTTGCTTATCCTGACACCAAATACACCAAAATTGACACCATTTTTTTCATATTTATGTATAATCATATATGAAAACACATGAATAAATCCTTATTTTAAGCGCCCTTATACTATCATGTATAACATTCTTAAACTACTGAAATTATTCTCGTGGAATCCCTGCATATTTTCTGGCTTTGTAGCAGTCCTGGCTACCGCAAACCAACGCTTTTCATTGCCGACCATGTAGATATATGTCTTAGTCCACTTGAGGATTTCTGAGAGCAAAGGAGACTTGCTCATCCATTTGCTGACTTCGGACCACAACACATCGTGTAGCTGCTGTTTGGTTGGTGCAGTCGCTACAATCCTCGGATATGGGTGGCAGCATAAAAACCACAGCAGTGCCACAGCTTCTAAACCTGTTTTTCCAACACCTTGCCCAGATTTAATCGCAACTTTCGGATTCTCTGCCAAGTCCATCAATGCCACCATTTGCCATTCATCCGGCTCAAATAACAATACCTCCCTTGCGAATATGACAGGATTTTTCCTATATACCGGAATTCTCTTCTGGAAGAACCATTTCCTTAACGCTCGTGAGTTCTTATTCATCACCACTCACATCCTCTCCCACATCTTCCTCAAGAACCGCTGCAATCCAATCGTCAACAGCATCATTTCCAGCATTTTCACTTTCCAACTTTGCTTTTTCTAAGCGATATTTCGACAATGCTTCAATAGCCTTTGTCTTTTTGCTTTGAACAGTCGAAAGCTCCTGTTCCAGCCTCGCTATTATCATATCCTTATTTGATGTATGCGTCTGTATGCTGTAGGACTTACCCGGAAGAATCTCTTCATTATCAACTTTTTTCTTCTGGCGCCTATTGTATTCTGCCTCTTCCTCCTTATCCTTGAAGATTCTCTTATCCTCAAATCTGGTAACATCAGCAACCGCAACGTCTCCCTTTTGCTCCCGGTATTTATTGATTGCTTTTAATATTCTGCGCTCCCGAATGGAAAAAAGCTGTATTTGCTCCATGAGCTGCTGTTCTGTATCTTCTGGAATCGTTGCAACGAGTTCCTGCTCATCTTCATCGAGGGCATCCATGAACACAGGAACATATCCACCATGTTTTGTTCTATCGGGTGGCGGTACTGGCTTTGGGTTACCCTTGCCTTTAGATGATCCCTTAGAATTTTGATTTCCCAGCTGCCCGCCCTTCTTTTTCTTTTGCAACGTTGCAGTTTTCTTACCGTCTTTTTTTGCAACGTTGCGTTTGTTTTTTTTTGACTTGTCAGCCCATCCGTATCTGTTCTTCCAGCTACGGACAGTACCATCAGAAACTCCCAGTTTCTTTGCGATTTCCACCATTGCCATTCCATCATTAAACAGCTTTTCAGCTTCAATCATTTTTTCGCTCGGCGCCCTCGGCATATCACCACCTCTCTTCTATTCGTTTTTGCAATCGTGGGAACGCAAAAAAGGAGAGCATACGCTCCCCGGTGTGTGGCTCTCACGCATATTTATTGATTTATCATTAAATCTTCGTTATGAACTCCGCTTTTGAATAGCCATCATTCGGCTTAATCATCATTTTCAGGAAGTCCTCTTTTGAAAACTCAGAAAGACGGAAGATTTCTTCCGGTCTCATGCCGAGCTGCTTTCCGATTTCCTCCACCGTCTTACCTTCGCTCATCAATTCCTTAACGATTGCTTTCATAGGCTCTAGCAAATGTGTGCCTCTTGCCCTGTTATGGGTTACAGTACCGTAAATATTTCCTGCTTTGTCTTTATGTTCTACAATAACAACCGGAACCTTCCCTTCCAACATGGAAACCAGAGGCTCTTCTCCTGCAACGGTCCAACGGTGGAATCCGTCAATAATCGTAAAATCCGGCCTCACCACAATCGGCAATGTCCATCCGTTGGTTAAAATGGACTGCTTCAGCAGTTCCAGATTTTGTTTCGATACTTTGTTCGGGTTATAATCATTTGGTTTTACCATGCCCCTGTCTACCCATTGCAGAGTACCAAGAGGGCTTATCATCTTACTATCCATTTCGCATTCCCTCCTTCTTTTTGGCTTCTGTGATATATTTACCATATATCCGCTGATACAATGCCCGGAACGACCGCAGCTTTGGATCACCGGAAATGAGCCCTTCATAAATAGCTTTGCAGTCCTTATTGTCTGCAATGGCAGAAACGCTCATAAAGAAATTCCTATACCGTTCGGCCACATATCTCTTGTGTTTTGTTTGGAAATTACCATCCATATCAGAAAACAACTCCAAAAGGGCGGCTTTATAATCTTTCTCTGCTTTCCCTTTCTCATTCTGCTTTCTGGCTGTCGTGCTTCTTCCAAACATTTCACTATCCCAATATAAAGCGGCGAGATATGCGTTAGGCTCCCGGCGAACTATCCTCTCCATAAGGTCAGGATAATACTCATTCATTTTCACAAGGCTTTTGGCGGTATCAATAGAAAAGAACTGCGATACCCTAAGCTGCCCCTTTCTTGTGCCGGACTGCCACAAGAATAGATAAATCTCTGGTATGTCTACCTTTTCTCGAAGAAGGTACAACCACACATCGTTATTGGTCCAGTCATACAGAGGAAATACCTGGTGCTTGTTCGTTGCGGTCTTCCCTGCTTTCAGCATGGTTGCCACATTCTGTAATCTTTGAACCGATTCCGCCGTCCTTATCCCAGTTATCGTTACCCCATCAGAACATACCCTTGGAAGAAAATCTTGATACGCATCTGTCCGGGGTTTCAACAGCGGGTGATTTTGGATTGCGAATGATGGCGGCTGTCTTACCCAAACATCCTTTTTATATCTGTCCCAACAAATGAATGTTTCGTCGTTGGACAGTTCATTAAAGCAGTTGTAGTGTTTCACCTCGAGGCAGAACCACTCAAACTTTGCTCCAACAAGCATAAATTTTTTTCGCCATTCCCTTACCTTTTCATCCATGCATGGGAATATGGCTTCTTCATCAATAAATTGCACAGTCAGCTGTGCCGGGTTGATTTCTCCTGTCTGTATCAGATTCATTACGAGCTGCGACAGGCACAAACTGTCTTTTCCACCGCTAAAGGACATATATACCGGCAGACCATTCCGAAATACATTTCGGATTCTGATTTTTGCTGCCTCTACAACATCAATGCTGGCCGGACATCTCTTTATAGCCATATCTTTTCTCCGCAATTAGGACAGGTAACGAATTTTCTTACTTCGGTGGTTTCTTCATTACCTCCCTCTGGATCCTGCTGTGACGGAAGCGCCGATTGTGGCGTCTGCTCCTGTCCTGATTCAATCTTTTGTATCTGCTGCTCTTTCCTTTCAGCATTTTCCTTGATACTCTGAATCTCTTCATCATCAAGCGTTCCATATTCGGAGAGCTTATCTGTAATATCCTCAGCCTCGGAGACCATCTGCTTTAAGATTTCTTCATCAAAGCCAGGGATATCCAAATCTCCCTGCAGGTCCTCCAAAAAGCTGTTCAGTGTTTCCAAGTTCTCAATACCCAAGCTGAAAATCTTGTTGTCGGCGATCATCAGCTTCTTTTTCTGATTTTCAGTGAGATTGTCATACCGATATACATCTGCTGTTTCCTTTCCCATGGCAAGGAGAGTATCGTAAAGACCGTTTCCCGCCAGAATGATGTTGTTTTCGTCAACAACAATGGGACGGATCTGTCCGAACATCTTCACGCTGCGCCTAAACTCCTTCAGCTGCTGTTCGGTATGGATTCTGACATTCTTCTCTGGCTTAACAAGGTCAGCCAGTTTCATTGTAGTTATTTCCATGTTCGTATCCTCCTGTGATTTATTGGAGGAACGATTGATGTATGATATATATGTGCTATCTGCAAATAGCAAAAAGACAGCCTGCAAACAACCGCTTGCAAGTGCTGTCAAATGTCAGCATATTTATTTAAGACTTTCCAGAAAGTCTTTTGCACTCTGGATATGCTCTGCCGCCTCGGTTACAATGGAGCTGTCAATCTCGTAGATTTCTGCCCAGGCATTTTCCACGCTCCCGGTCCACTGCCTTGCCGGCCATGGATGCGTTCCGCAGAGATAACCGTTTTTCCAGTCATAAATCGGCGGCATTTCCAGATTATAATAATGGATATATGCCAACACCTGCTCATGCGTCCAATCAGATATGGGACTGTATCTTGTTACCCCCTGTCCGTTGGTGTAAATGTTATCTCCCTTGCCAACATAATTTCCGTCAGCTCTCCGCCTTCCAAGCAGCAGCATATCCAGTTCCTGCTCCTTGTAATATTTTGTTTGACCTCTATGCTGTACAATCTGAAACCACCTTGCCGCAAATTTGCTGTCCTGCGGGAAAAGCATCTGCAGATGATCGGCCAACCATTTTATATCCTGCCCTGTGTTGATTATGGACAATTCCGGAGGCTTATGCCCCTCTACCCATTCTATAAATGCTTTATACTCCAAATTACTGATTACGAGGACGCAAGGGGTTATCCCTGCCCGCTGGCAGATTTCACCGAGTACTAGGGAATCCTTTCCACCGCTCCATGCATAGGCGGCCTTCTTCCCTTTGGTTTTCTTCTTAATCTCTTTTACTGTCTTTTCGACCAGCTGATCCAGTTCCTTCTTCGACACCAGCTGTTCTATTTTCCCAAATGCATCTATCCAATCAGAGTTTTGTATCCTCTGTTTTCTGCCAAGTACATCACCCATTCCGTACACCTCTCTTTCTGCTTACTGCCAGAGCCACCGCTCCAGAAAGAATAACTGTCAAAAGACTGCCTGCGGTCTTATAAACCGCAATTCCCTGTATATTTCCATACCCGAATATCGGCAAGCCGATAATCAGAGCAGATATAATTCCTGCAACAATTCCCCGCGGTTTCAATTCTATTCCTTTAAGGGTGAATATCGTCGGGAGCAGGGTAGCAGCCCTTAATGTTCCGTACATCAGGAACAGGTGCGTTACTGTCAATCCTGGTATGTTGGCTACGGTAATTCCAACAGCCAACAGTAAAATCATAGTGAACTTTGTTTTTCCGAGTGTCTTTTCCTTGAAAATGTCTGTTGTGAGGGATGATATTGCACACAGGTTGCTATCTATCGTCGACAGCAGCCCCGATACAATCATAAACAGGAACAGGATGACCGCCCATGCCGGGAATAGTGTGCTTATCAATTCAAAATTGATTATTCCGGTATCCGCTGCGACATATCCCATGCCAGAACCGATAAAGCCAAGCACACCCATTGACAAAGGCACAATCTCAAACAGCAGCGCTCCCACAAAGAAAGCCCTACCTATTCTGTCTTTTCTAACACAAAATGCCCTCTGCCAAAAGCACTGGTCTCCAAACGGTCCTGAGATAAGTCCTATCGTTGTTGGAAGTCCGAATCCTAAAAAGATTTCCCATCCTCTCTTTGAGAATAATGATCCGGCATCCCCTGCGGCTCCTCCTAAACCCATAACCAGCGTTTCCAACCCTCCACCATTCTTTACACCAAAAGCAACAAAACCGATGCTGGCGGCCAACATGAATACCATTTGGACCGCATCTGTCAGTATTGATGCTTTGATTCCAGAGAACTGTGAGTATGAAAATGCAATCGCAGCCATAATAATTGTAATAGCTGCGAACGGTATCCCGGTAAGCATACTTAATATCTTGCTGCCCGCCAACAGCTGCACTCCCGTTGATAATGCCGACAATGCACCGAGTTGGAACAGATATACGTTTTTCACAGCTTTGGAATGATATTTCCCATACATATAGCCGGACAATGTAATTCCCTCCGGCATTTCTTCCCTTATCTTCTTTGCAAAGGGAATGAACAATATCAGACACAGTACGTTCGGTACCAGAAACCAAAAGAGCCCTGCAAAACCCTTTGTGTAGGCATTCTCGGTTGATGTGAACAGAGCTGGCGCCCATATCCATGTGGCAGCTATGCTCAATGCCGACACCATCCAGCCGGCATTCCTGTTTCCAACACAGAATTTCTCGATATTGTTCTCTTTTTTCGTCATAAATACTGTTACCCCAAACATTGTTACTGCATAGGTCAACAGCACAATCAAAGTATAATCCATGCTTTTCCTCCATTTTTTATATTGGAGGAGCTTCATGCTTTCCTGTGTCTGATTCTCTCCTTTCCCGGAAAAACTGCACGAAAAAAGGAAGTCCGATAGCCTCAGACTTCCTCCGATGTTCGATTCAGAATTTTACGAGTACAATTTTCTCACTTTTATATTGAAAAATCAAGGAAGAATTTTTGCAGACGGTGGA